TTTCATCCCAACTGTAAATACTCCAGAAATTCGAAGCTGTCGAATCTGTTTCGACTAATACAGAGAATGGTCTTATTTTTGCGATACAACTGCTGTATTTTCTTCCTCGATTAGTAACAGCTACGCCGGTCACACGACCTTGTGTATCAATAGTAGCTACTGCTTTAGCACCGATTCCGTTTCCTTCAAACTCTACTGGCGGAATTACTCTGTATCCAAATCCAGGATTAGTAACATCAATGGTATCAATTTCTCCATCTACTATATTAACCCTTAGTGTTGCCTGTGTAACTCTGCTGGTTCCTACTTCTGCTAGATCTGCATAGGTATCTACACTGGTATCATATAAATTTAATACTGCATTCGGCGCAGTATCTACGAGATTCAAATTAGCAAAATTTATAATATCAGCAAATGGTTCTAAAGTTAATGTCGAGTTAATACTTACTATTAAATTTTTCAATGCTTGTATTCTATTAACAAACATTGTTTGTCTCGGACGGAAATTTAGACCGTATTGTTGTTTTGCTGGTAATGCGGAATCTGGTACTCTGTTACCTGCTAAATCTCTACCAACTAAACTATCAATCCATTTATTTTCTAATTGTACTGTTGGTAAACTATCAGCGTCTCCCTCAGTTAATAACTGATATTCTTTGTGTACAAGATTGGTAGCTTTACCGCTATTATTTTTATAATATTGTACATTAATAGTTGCGGTATCGACATCTAAAACATTATCAAAATTATATGTAAGGAACTTATCAGAATCAATTAAACTTATAAATGTAACTCCAGAGCCTCCTGGATTATTAATCAAAGAAGCAACTGCTGATGCTGATTGATTCCTTCCCAATACGTTAGGAACAACGACACTATTTTTAACCCAATAGTAATAAAGAGTTTCAGTCGCAACACCAGTTGTTGGATTGTATAATTCTTTCACAGAATAAACATTGTCATTAGGATATAACGGTTGTCCTGATATTCCTTCGGCCAATCCGTCATTGGTGTCTGCTAACACAGCCCACTCACTAGGAAGTAATGGAGTTTCTACCCACTCATAGATATCAATACTAGCACCAGTTGCTAAGGTATTCCAATGTCCAATCCTATATGATAGATCACCTTGTTCATGATAAACCCATTTTGCTGTAGATATGTTCCACCATATTTTTCCAACATTATTTTCAGTCCAAGCCATGTCAGGAATAACATTTTGTTCTTCAGTACCAACGTTATAAATTGCAGGATCATATATAGTTTTGAAACTGATCTCTTGTTCCGCTGAATTTAAAACTTTTAACTTAGCATGATCAACATAATCTAGATCTTGTATTTTAATATTATTAATATTGTCATACAATACAATACTTTTAATCATTGATAAATCTACTGTAGGTTGTTGTGATGCTAATGTTTGCAATGAATTTACAGTAGAATCTTTCTTGAATAATCTAATATATCCTATCTGGCTATCATCTATTGGTGATTTATATTTCGGTGATCCGACAACGATAGTAGAATATGTACAAGATAAACTAAATCCAAAATTTTCATATGGAGTTAGATCTGTGTCTAATTTTTCTGCCAAGAAATAAGTATTGCCTTTTTTCTCATAGACATATACAGCGCCAGCATACCCTTTTTCTTCAACTATTCTTGTTCTGTTTTCATCGAATGATGTAGTACGGCTATCAAAATTAATAAGATTAACAAAAGTAGAATCTTTAGCGCCGATAACTATTTTTTCAGCCGCTGGTGTCATACAAATACTTTGTCCGAAATATTCGTTAGGGAATCTTTCGTAACTTTCTATTTTCTGTTTTAATCTATATTCTAAACTTGCAAATCCAGCAGTTCTAAAAATATATGCTGAACCTTGATTCTGTAAATTAATGTCTGCTTTAGGACTTGTTATTATTAATGTTGTACCTGTATAATCAACATTAATCGAATGCCCAAACTGGTCTCCCGAACTAATTGCTGATGTTGTGTCTAAATCATTTATGTCGTCTAATGATCCAGCGGTAATTGTTTGTTTAAATTCGTATAAATCATTCTCATTTCTTTGATAGATAAAAACTTTACCTGACGCCTGTGTGGTGCTATCTCCTACTTGTTGCCAATTAGACGAATCTGTAGGATCTTCGTTATAACTTCTTAATGTACTATCAGCACCAAATACCGAATCAACTAATTTATAATATTGATATTTAGAATCATCACCAGCATCTGCTCCTGAGACTGTCATGTCTTGATATTTGACTACTTCGCCCTCAATGTATTCAATGTCTGGTCTCCAATGACCTCTGTAATTTGCGAAATATTGTCCGTCTGCTTTAGGTAATCCAATGGCTAATATACTTCCGTCCCTGTTCATAGCCATGCTGTGGCCAAAATCGTCACCTTGTTTTATTAATTCAGCGACTTGCGTACTTCCTATTAATCCTAGTGCTAATGTAGAACCATCATCATTTACAGAAATATTTGTAGGTAAAGAACATTGTGTAGATATTGGATCAACTAATAACCAATCATTTGATTCAATAGTTATTGTGCTTCCATCTCCTGGATTGTCATATTTTGCCTGCCATAAATCTCCAGCGTGCCAAACAATGCTTCCTGCAATATACGGACTTGAAGGATTATAGATGCCTGCATAATTTGCATTTTCTAAATGACTCCAAGATGTTCCATTATATTTGTAAAGATAAACTCTTCCTCTTCCGTCTACTGATCCAGGAGCAGAAACTGCCATGTAATAGTTTGTACCGCTTTGACTTATTGTTACCGAAGTTCCGAATAATTCTCCTTCATTTGGTCTAGGGCTTACAAATGAATTTACTTGAACCCACTGCTGTCCTACATATTCATATATGGTTATAAACCCTTGATTTGTATATCCGCTACCTCTTCCTGCATTAGTAGCATCTATAATTGTAGCTGGTTCCCAATCTTGTGTATTGAGATCAATACTACTTCCGTCACCAGGTGCTACATCATTAATACATTTCCATAATTTTCCGGAATATAATACAATGTCATTAACCTGATACGATGCAGAAGGATTATAATTTCCTTTATAATAACTATCAATTCCACTAGCTTCTGGTGCTGATATTATTAAGAATCTACCGTCTGGACTTAGTTTCATTTCTTTACCAAAAGAACCTACTACTTCACTTGTAAATCCTGACGGTGGCGAAATTATCTGTTTCAAAGAAAGCCCTGCAGTTGTTTCTATATAGGTCATTGCTAACCCTGAACCAGGAATACTAGAAATTACTAATTTGTGTAAATCATCATAAAGAACTTTATATCCTGTATTAAGAGGAGTTGTTGTTCCGTATTCTAAAAGTGATTTAGATGTGTATTGTTGTTTTTTCTCTATAACTTCCCATTTGTTACTACCGTCATTGTCGATCCAAAATTTCGAACCTGATTTAAGTAACGCTACTGCGCTTTGATCTAGATCTGTATAAGATTCAAATCTAGCATTTGTTAGTAGATAAAGAGAGGCCAGCGTACTATCCGCCACATCCGGATTCTGTATAGTCGCATCAACACTTACTGTTATGGTTGTTTTTCCAGTTGCTGTGATTTTATAAAATCCAGTTAGATTGTCTACTTTTTTTATTCCGACGATTTCATTAACTTGTAAATCGTGTATTCTGTTTAATTCAACTTCAACTGTAGCATCTGTTTTAGTAACTCCTATAATGTTTAATTCAGGTGCTTTATTAAATCTTAATACATCCCAACTATAGTTGTTGTCAAATGTAATCCATATGTGATCGTTCTCTAAAAACGTTTCTATGTCTAGATTTAGTATATCATCTCTATTTTTTACTTTGTGTTGAACGTTGTCTGTTCTAACATAACCTGCAACTCTAGTAGGATCAGCATCATAAGATGTTGGATTAACATTAACAGTAAACGGTAATGGTTTAATAGAAAAATCTGTTTCTAATATTCTATAATATTGATCTGACACATTTGAAGGTAAATTGCTTACAAATAGAATCGGCTGAGGATTGATAGAAAACTGATCTTTTTCTATATTAAATTCTAGTTCTTTAAGCTGATCTATTCCTCCAAATTTACCTACTAAGAATGCCCATTCTTCATTTAATTTTACACTAGATGCTCCGGCACGGCTTAACTTATTAAACACTTTAGTTACAGCATTGTTTGTGCCTTTTTCTCTAATAAAGCCCTGATATAATTGGAACTGTGTAATAGAATCTTCTGCGAGATTTTCTAAATATTCTCTAGACTGATATCCCACAGAATGTCTTGCTAATCTACGTTGATTAGCGCCTACTCCTTCTGAATTCACATCGTAGTAATCGTCAAACTGATTAATTCTATAATCAAAGTTAGGAACTAATTGTTTTTCAGGAGAAGAATCTAATTTAGTCCAATATGTATCGTTGAAGGTTTCTGTACCTAATTGATTAATTAAGCTGGTCCAATTATAAGAACGATATGAAACTATATCTCCAAGTTTATAATCAGTGAATGGTTGCCATACTTGTATATTAACATTGTCAAACAAGAATCCAGGTGATGTATAATCACCGTCCCAATCTACAGTTCTAAATGCTTGTGTTTTAATACGTTCTTGTCTATATCCTGTAGTTTGATCATAGATAACATCATTGAATACTGTTCTATCATCAAATACTGTAACGTGTTCTTTAAGGACATAGAATAGTTTAATATAATAGATACCGTTAGTGGTATTAGTCGGTTCTATCACAACATTCTGGAATTGTCTATTAACATTAATAAATTGTGGCTCTAATGGTTTTCCATCATCTTTTAATACTTGATAATCGTAGAACCCGTCTAAGATATTATCTGATACCCCTACTGGTATTTCAACATCAATTTTTTCTGCGGCAGGGCTTAGTGTAATTAATGATCCGATTTCCCAATTGTGTTTGGTCCAGAACATAAATTCTTTAGACGAGGTGACCCAATCCTGTGAAGCACCTAATTGCGGATCATATCTATCAAATACAAATCCTTGATCTTTCAGCCATTCTTGATATCCTAGTAGTAAATCAACTACTGCCTGTATTGTTGTTAATTTTGTACCGTATGCTACCTGAGAAACTCTTGTTCTATTGAAGCTTTTCCTTCTTAAGGCTCTTACATCATTAACTGTTGGGACTTCAGGCAATTTTTTCCAATTTCTTTCTTCAAAATCGTCGCCGCCGGTATGTGTGGTTATCGATCTGTAAAATGCACTTCTATATCTAACAACTACTCCATTATTGTAAAGTTTATTAGCTTCCCAATCCGTAAATTCTTCGCTGACACCGCCCACTGAAATCGCAGGATCATTCGGCGATTCTAGAGGTTTATAATAATTGAATACAGGATTAATATCATCATATCCAGTAGCCGTCCAGCCACCTTCTGTTTTTTCTAATATTACTCCGCTGTAAGCTACACTAGCGATAGGCGAACTTACATTAAAAATTATGTTATAGTTTTCAGCAGGAACAAAAATACTGCTTGATGTTGATTTAGGATTTTTACTATCTAATAGATATTTTGTTTGTGCTTTATCAACAAATCCGCTAAGTCTAGCTGATAGATTAACATCGATAGATTTTATTTGAGAATCTAAGTCTGTTGTTTTCCTTCCTCTAGATTTAATATATCCTATTAGATATTTTGATAATCCGATTACATGTCCAACTCCTGAATCCGGAATAATCAAATCATTTATTGTCTGGAAAACATTAGATGTTGAATTAACTGTCTGTTCTAATATGTTAAGTTTAGTTCTAGATCTATCAAAGCTATCTGTGATAAATTCAAAAGGTTTCAATAAACACATCGCTAATACTACAGCAAATGGATATTCTGAACTAGATCTCCAAGCATATTCAACTGGGCCAACATCGCCTAATTTAAACGGTCCTGTATTATTAATTAAAGTAAAATCATTTGCTAATCCTGAATCTAACGGACTTAATAATCTTCCGTCACCATCTACTGGAATATGCGTTAGTAGTGTCGAACGTTTATACCTATTGTAAATACCAGCTCGGTTTCCGTGTTTAATTTCACCATTCGCTAAGTCTTCCCATAACACTAAGTTACCACTAGTATAAGGAGCTGGTCCGTATTCCTCTTCCCACCATGTTGGTTTTTCTGAGAATCCTAACATTTCCCACGGACAACGATGTGGTCTATCAGTGTCGTAGAACCAACGATATACTCCTCTCCAATACCCGGGTAAGTTTTTAGTTCTAGTTGGATCTGTCATGTTAGAATAAGTATAGGTAAAAGAATTTTCAGTATCTAAATATTCGTTCTCAGTATAATTCACTGTTGAATTCTGAACCCATTTTAAGAATTCGGTTGCAACCACATCATCTAACGCTGGCTTTTCATACAATCCATATCCGTAATAGCCACCTACTATATTATCAATATCAAATAGTTCATAGTCATATTCTTCTTTAATATTGTTATAGATTCTAAATTCTAATTCGAGTAATAGTTCATCTCTATAATCACCGTATGATTTGATTATGCTACCGTCGTGTCCTTGTATTACTTCTCTAGGTACTGTATACGTGTCGTCTATAAATTTTATAGGAGTATATTTTTTATACATTCCCATTGAGGTAGGAGTGGGTGGGACGTGACCACTAGCTGTAGATAGATACTCTCTTATTTCTATCTTATCACCTTCGCTCAAATTAACTGTTAATCTTACAAAACCAAAGGTACTATCAAATGTATAGTCACGAGAGTTAAGCAACTGTACATTGTTTAAATAAACATATACTGCTTTTCTGCTAGGAGTAATTAAATCAAATTTTTCTGATAATGCAAACGTTTTAATTCCGGTATCTTCTACCTCATATGATATCTTAGTGTAAGCACCTGTACCTAAAACATCAGAATCTGAAAAAGGACTATCTGAATTTTTAGTTTTTGTAAGATCGGAAATAATGTCATCCACAAAATCTATTAGATTATCGTTGTAATCTAATTCGGTTGCTTTGATTAAGAAATTATTTTTAAAATCGGTATATGCTTTGCGTGCATATTGCAAAGACTTAATAATATTATTTTCTTTGTCAGTTAATAAATGTATAGCTAATGGTGAACATCCAGAATGTTTTAAAAATCGTTTAGCATTTTTTTGATAATCATCAAGATCACGAAGATTAGATAATCCCGGAATGTTTCCACTAAATCTTTCATCAAATTCTACAGAGGACCCTATATGATCAATAGCTTCACCGAAGGTAAAGTTTCCTAACTTTTCATTTAAAGGATTTTTTTCTAGCCCTAGCGGAATTTCATAATATCCAGTAACTGGTTCTAAATCTGTTATTATTTTTATAACTACAACATCGTCTTGAACAAACGTTTGGCTGAATGTAAAAACATTTCTATTCCTAGTATATGTTCCTGTGTAATCTTTTCCGTTTAGATAAAACTTAATTATTAATTTTTGTGATGTACTTTCTTTGGACCAATCAACACTATTAAAAGTTAGTTTATTAGTAGATTCTAAAATTTTAACATTATCAACGATCGGTTGTACAAGTTCATTATTTGTTTTTATCCAACCATTAGCATAATTGCCATCGATTTTATAGTAGCCTGTTTGAATATTTTTTGTAAATGATTGGAAATCTAGAGAATATGTAAAAGAATCATTTTCCCAATCCCAAGTGAATAATATGTCTCCGATATTATCAATGTTTTGATAAGCGAGGCTGAATCCTAATTCAGTGTCGGTTATACTATTACCTAACTTGTAACTTAAGAGGTTTGTACCTATAAAGGTACTAACTGGATATGTATCGGCATTATTAAAACTTACACCGTTTTCATCATATGCATCAAACAGTGGTGCTTGATTAACTTTTGTTTTTTCTTGGCTTTTTACCCATTTAGTTCCATCGAAATGGAACATTTTTCCGCCATTAACTGTTCCTCTTCTACATAGGACACACTCGCCTAAATTAGATGCAGAGTCTGTAGATGGCCTAAGTGATATTTGATTTCTACCATTATGATCTATAAAATCTACATAATAAATCTTATTATTAGCTAGATCGTCAGTGTCTGCTACGACTAAAATTCTCGCACCTTCAAACAGATCTTCACCATCGATATTATATCCAGTACTACCTTCTATGTTTGAAAATACATCAGTGGTAAAATCATCTACATAATCTACTGTCTGTTTCGCGGTGCTACCGTGATTGAATAATTGTAGATTAGGTTTAAATTCTATAATAGGACGTTTCGCTCTAGATGATTCAGTTGCTGGAAAGTCCTGTCCTCTAAATGTGTAAGCATATTCTAAAACGCTACGGTGAAACCATCGATTATATCTTGACCAAGGATTAGTATCTTGGCTGTCTCTCGAAATTGTTAGGTAATCTTTTTGTGATGGATATGCTGTAGCATCATCGAAAGGATCTGTATCAAATCCTTCGTTGTCAAAAAGCACTTCAGGTGTATCTGTGGTCAATACAGGAACTATTAGATCACTAAACTTAGTTAAGGTGATGGCATCTCCCACCCCTTCTATCAACCAAGACTCAGAAGCATACTTTGCTGGAGTGATGTTTCCTTGGAATTCAACTACTAATCCGTTTGTGAATGCTACACCATTACTGCTGGTGTATGTTGTTTTACCAAGGACTTCATTTTCTATATCGATGAATGTATTAGATTCGATGTCGGCAATGATAAATCTTCCGAATCTGTTTGGTGTGATCAAACTCTGATAATACAACACATCCGGAGCATCATAAGGAACTTTGAATGTTAATGTTCCATTAGCGATTCCATTGTTAGTGACACCATCGTTATATTCTAGAGCGGTTCCGCCTGCGATGTTTTCTACGAATTTCCAATCCTCAGTTTCTAAATCAATAGTACTGCCGTCGAGTGGAGGAATATCTCTAACTGCTTGCCATAGCTTTTCATCATAGACAGCATATTCATTTGTTCTATAAAGTTTTTCAGGACGATATATCAATGATCCAGTATCATAATTGGTTCTAATGTATAGACCTTCGCCTGGAGAATTAACTATAAATTTGTATTCTTGTCCTCTATATAACGTTATAGCAGGGTTACCTGTTAGTCCGTCTGGAGTGAATATAAATGTTTCATCTACACCTTGTTTTACTTTATAGGTGCTAGTTACTGTTGCTCGTTGTCCATACACTGCCACCGCTGGTGGTCCAGATGGTTCCCAATAGTATTCTCTGTAGTTGATAAACTTATCCCAATTGATAGGGGGATTCCAACTGTAGTGTTCTTGGCTAGTGATTAAATCGTCACGTTCTTGATCGTTGCCAAAGAACTTGAGCATATTTTTAAAATCGAGATAGTCGTGGAAACTAGTGATGTTCTCACCGCTTTTGGTAATGACGCCTGGTTCTAACTGATATCTACTTCTTAGTGTTTGATCTGTATCGAGATATACATCCTTACCGTTGTAGGTTTTTCCATATCGCTTTCCTAGATATCCAACCAGCTTTTGTAATTTTCCTGGCTGTACCAATGGATCAACGACCGCAGACATAAACTTATCGTTGATATCTGTCTGAAAGGTATTGGGTAAAAGATCGCTGGTCTTTCTTATAGGTAATCCGCTTTCAGGAAACTGTTTATCTGCCATATTATTCTGTACTTGTTACAAATGCGTTGATATTCGCCCTAACTTCTGTCGCTGAAATGCTTGATACTATTTCAACATCATCAACTGTGGCTCCACTGATTAAAATCTCATCTGGTTGGCTCTGTATCTCAAATAGGCTACCGAACTCTTGATCTGTCTGTCTTGGAACTAAGACCATATTTGATATATCAGGAGCGACTTGATTAACGATATATGTTATTAATTCGCTGACATAAAATCTGTCTCCGAAGTCCCAATTATTGATATCAAAAAATTCGTTGATAGCACTGACTATCCTAACTTTTAAGTCATTATCGTTTATAGTTTCGCCAGGATTTTTTACTACCTTAAATGATGCCTGAAGTTTAGTTTCTGCTTTAGCACCAAATAAAACTTTGTATCTCACAGGATGATATATTATTTCATCTGATATAGATTTGATAGCATTTAATTTTCCACCAAATGTGACCCTTAATGCATCTGTAGTTGGTGCTTCTGGTTCTGTCGTCGTTCCGCCTGCTAACCAAACTCTGTATGCTTGATCATAGCTACGTGTTAATAGATAGGTATCTATGATGTTGCTTGAACTAGGATCGATCCTGCGATCGACTGTGGCATTATGGATGTACTGGAATTTGATCTTATCTCTACCATACACCCCTTTGTAACCACTTTCTAAAACTAATGTGTTCGTGGTCCTATTCACACGCTTTACTCTGTCTTCATTTACATCATAAAAATACACCAATTGTCCGTCTGGATAAGTTGTTGTATCATTAAAATCTAACAAAGACTCTTTCTGTAAAATTTTAATAGTATCATTTGTGTTATCGATTAGCTGATAGGCTGTAGCTCCCGAGACATCTACTATCTGTTGGAAAAACAAGAAATTTAGATCACTATCGACGCCTACGATCTGCTCAAACGATTCTGGATTATCGATCACGCCATCGTCGTCGCTGTCATAGAATGCTAATTTGATCTCTTCGGCAGACTCGTACCCGTCGTCAAACTTGATAGTATCATCTATCTCGAAAGAGAAATCGCTGTATAATGGAGTGATGAAATCGCTACCTGTATTGATACCTAATACTTTGATCTGATCTTTAATGACATTGCCTAATGTATCATTGTATTGTTTTTCGCTGGCATCGAAATAGAATCTATTCTGCTCTTTGCTACCAAACACATATTCCATAGATCTCACACGGACCACATATTCATCTGCTTCTTTAACAAATGCTAGATACCAAGAGCTGTCTAGATTGCTGTTTGTGATATCGCCTGCTTTACCTAAACTAAATGCATTTAATAAATTTAAGTTTGATGCTGTGATTATTTTCCAAGCAGATTCCTGCACATCGAATCGCAGACCAAAGTTTAAATTCTGGAAAATCTCATTGGTTATTTCTGTTTCTAAAGATGTTGGAAGATCATTAACGAATCTCGGAACTACTCTCGATGCTATCGCGCCTGAAGGCACAGTGTCACTGAAGCTCACAGGTCCTAGTCCTGAAGATAATATTCCTCTGTCTGCGTTGGTTCCATCACCTACGATGTTAATAGTTTTTGTCCAGATCCTATCTGTCTGCAATGGATCTGACGCATCAACATTAACTAATTTTCCTTTCCTAAATGCTTTACCTGTAGGTGGTATGAATTTAATCATAGCACCTGTGAATAGGTATTGTAAATTGTTCGTCGAATATGACCCAGTTTTTAATAAGGTATTATCAACAGCATTTTTAAAATATCCTGTTGTTAAATTAGTATCAGTGGTAACTTGTTCCCAGATAACATTGTTGTTAGCGAAGATGATTTTTTCTTCTTTAGTTAGATAGAAATTATAGACATCGGTGCTGGAAAACAAAGGCTCGATACTGCGTTTAATAAAATTAATGATATCGATTCTTGATGTAAATTTAAAGGTGATGTTCTTTTCAGTTTCTTCTTTGAAAATATATCCATCATCTGCGAACACATTGATATCGCTGTATTTTCCAGAAGCATCGATGATCTCATAGTTCCGTGAAATACCGCTGGCTGTCCTATTCACTGATTTTACTTTTAAAATATCTTGTGAGCTAGATAGTGGTGCTAGGTTATAATCTTCACCAGTTACCATCCTATTCTGTGTATAATAAACAGCAGGTGCGTTCTGTCTGATATTATCTGTGCTTTCTGATCCTGATGCTGTAGCTACAGTGTATTGTAAATCTAATCCTATGGTCAATGTGTGTGACAATCCCTGTTTATTCACATAAGGAATAGCGATGTTGATACCTCTCATTTCATTTGGAGATATCGTGTAAGACAATCCATTTGAAACTCTGTAGTATGTTCTAAATGCACCTTGTGGAAGATTACCATAGACGCCATCGGCGAATGTTAAATCAATTTTATCATCCTCTTTGGTGATAACATTATAGATATTTCTTATGTCCTGTGTCACAGAATTATAAGCGATATTGTTTCCTATCAGACTCTCGACTTTTTTCCACTCGTCTTGTTGTACTCCGTCGGGGCTCAATTTAAACAACCAAACATCGTTGTTATTGATATTAGGTGTATCGATCGCGACCGTTTCGTTTGTGGTAGGAACATCGATTTCAAAATCTGCGAGCTCTAATGATCCCTGTTTGAACATTAGATAAAATCCTGTGTTAGCACTGCCTGGACCTTTACCATCATTACGATAAATGAACCCCATCTGGTTTCCTGGCACCGGTGGTTCCTCGTAGATCTCTTCTGATCCTTGGAAACTAGTCGAAACTACTTCGAAAGCCATTCCTCTGCCACTGGCTGTTTTAGAATAAGTGAAGATAGGAACGTCAGTGTTGGTGCTCCTAAATCTATATTGTTCTGTCCTGATACCTTGGATGGTAGAGACCCCTTGGCTACGTCCGAATTCTGTGTTGTCGCTCATCGCAGAATTTAGGATCACTAAAAATTGTTCTAACCAATTATTGTTAGTTGGGTCGTTCCACTGTATAATCTGTTCTGCTAGATTTTTTCCGTTGCTATCAATAAGGCTTTCAGATGTAGTAACTGTAGCGAATTTTAATAGCCCTTGTCCAGGAACATTTCTCTTAGCGTTATAAGAAAGCATACGTGCCAATCTCAACACGCTTTCCCTGCGTTCTGCTAATTCGATAAAGTTTTCTCTTGATGCTAGATCAACACGGAATGCTAAACTCTGTCCTAGGAATGCTACGGCATCGATTAGTGCTAGATATTCTGATGACTCTACATAATCGTTGAAATCTTCTGGATAATTCTCACGGATATATGTGATAATCACCCTACGGAGATTCTCGAAGTCGTAGGATTTGAAATCAGCGTTTTTAAACGTTTGATAGATCCTAGTCCAATCTTCGTTTAGTAGTAAATTATTTTGTCTTGATGTAGTTGCCATTTATTCGTTCCTATATGATATTTAGCATACCCAATTAAGTGCTTAGTTAATGACAGAGTTCTCTTTGTCAAAATCAAATGTCATACGTTCATTCACATTGAATGGAACATAAGTAACATCTGCCTGTATGCGGATACCCTGGTCTGTGGTATCAACCTGTACTTCATTAACCACGATCCTCGGATCATAATTAATAATATCTTCAACATCTTTAGCGATCATAGTTTTAACATCTTCTGTAAAGTTTTCAAACAACATATCCCATATCACGGTGCCAAATTCAGGATTTTCTAACTTCTCTCCCTTGCGAATATAGAAATGGTTGATCAAATCTTGCTTGACTAGATCTATGTCATAGAGTTTAAAATTACGACTGGTTTCTTTGCTACTAAACCCTTTGTAAGTAAATACTCCGCCTTTGTCTCCCACGGTAGCTACATTAGTCGCTACTGTTTTTTGATTGTAAAGTCTGTTAGCCATTATACGTTCCTCTCTCTATCAGTTTCTGCTGGATCTACGTATGTAGGAACTTGGTTTTCGTGCAACACCCAAGGTTCGTGCATCGGAATCCTTTTTACTATGCTATCAACTAAAAGTGTTTGATATTTGGTGCTCCAACTTAATGTAGGATCTGTCTTAGGATTTTTATGCGTTGATAGCGGATTAATCGCAGTAGCTTTTTGTGCTACTGGTCCATTCATATCAATCCTTGTGGCTGTTTCAGTATGATTACCTCCACTATTGATATCAATGTTTCCTCTCGTGGTAATTTTTGTGCTTCCGCCGACTACTAAATCGCTGTTGCTACCAACTGTTATCTGTCTGTTGTTGCCAGCGATCATTTTAGTGTTCCACTTGCTTTCGATATAAACCCTACCACTTTCAAAATTATTTGAGTCAAGTTGTGCATTGTTTGAATATTCTGCAGATGCTTTTAAATTAATATTCCTTCCAGCTTCCATATTAATGTCTCTGTCTGCTTTGATGTTCAGATCATTTTCAGTGTGGATGCTTATGCTATCTCTAGCATAGATATCTATCTTGCCGTTTGATGTTAGTTCTATCCAAGTAGTTCCTTTTGAATTTCCAATATAAATTAAATCTTCTGAATTGTGCATCAATAATTGATGTCCAGTTCTTGTTCTCAATCTCACATATTCATTGTATGGGATATCTGAATTACCTTTTTCACCGTTTTGTGTGTCAGCATAATCTACTGGTCCTTCACCTGCTGGTGTTTTTCTTTGATACCTATCATCACCATCGTCCATCACGAACTGTGTGCCACCTAATCTGCTCACAGGTACTGGCTTAGGTGTTTGGCTTTCATTTACTCCTATCTTGGCTCGTTTTGCTCCATTCTTTCTATCGAGAGGTCCTGGAGTAGATATACCAAATACCATACTAGGAACTTCTCTACGAGCTGATGATGTTGTGGTTCCTCTAGCATCATCTTCTATCAATCCTTGTCTTAGGAAATGTTCTGCGATAGGATGTAGAGGCTTTTTAAATTTTTCTACATCTATCTTTTTTCCTTTGGATCTGTTTAATCTTCTGTTCGCTTCTGCTACTGGTAACGGCATTTTTCCTGTACCAGGCCAGTTATAGGTCTTTTTATCAGCTTCGTCTATTTCAACTTCGCTCGATCCTGCTATAGCAGGAACCATATGGTTACCAAAATTACTAGGTATGCAACCGATCCAGAACCCTTGTGAAGGATCTCCATCTACAAATGTTACTAATACCGTGACACCTACATCAGGTGGGACAAACCACATACCATAACTTTTTTGTGTATCATTATATGCTTCGTAAGTGGATGCGCCGTCCTCTGTGCTGTTACCGCCCATAAATTCATAACCAGTGTATCCAAAGAATGGCATCGCACATCTTACCACATAGGTTTGTGAATCATCTCCTAGAGTATTACCTTGTTCTCTTAACAGGGTAACTTCTAATGCTCCCATAAAACTAGGATCTAGATGGCTTACAATTTTTGCCAGATAGGTTCCTTCGCCGACTGATCGGGAATCTGTTTTGCTGATCGTTGATCTTTTTTCAATAGCCATATTAACTTCTCAAATGATCCGGTATTATTGGATTAGTTTCTGTTACTTTTCTACTTACGCTTCCTGTTCCTGTTAATATATTAGGAATTATCGGATCTGTTACTGTTACTCTCGCTTCTTGTTCTTTAGTAAAAGAAACTTGCAACGCTGTATTTTTATCTGCTGGTAACTCTTGTAGTTCTTTACTGCCGTCTGCGAAATCGCTAGGTTGTGCTGGCATTCTAACACAGCTTAATCTTTGGATAAACTTACCATCTTTAAAATCATTCTCACAGGCTGTGACTCTATAAATTCCAGTAAATTCGCTTTCTGTTTTTTGGAAATCATATGTTCCTTTAACGTCATTTAAATCTATAGGATTGCGGAAAGTGATGTATGTATAAACCGTTCCGCTTTCATAGTTCATCGTTCCGTCTGAGGTGATCTGTGCTGAAGGATCTGTAGCACCTGCGAAATAATTATTCACTCCACTATCCACCAACCAATAAGGATCTCCTAAAATTTCTAACTGAACAGTGACTAAGTCTCCACTGCTACCATTAATAAATGCTCTTTGGAAAGATTCAGCGACCAGCTGTTCTGATGATTTTCCAGCATTACCGCCTTTAAATCTCGTGAGTGCTTCGGGATCTCTTTTTGTCCTAGCCCTTCCTAAATTAGCGAGCTGTGAGCCACTTGCAGGTCCTACTGTTTTTTCTGTTTTAGTCTGTAAATTTTCAGCGGTACCTTGTTGGTTTTGTTCGATTAAATTTCCCGAATCTCCTTCATTGGATGAGTTAGCACCTGCGAAAAATAAATTATTAATCTGTATATCAAAACTTAAAACATCAGTGTTCTGTCCAGTATAGATATAGTTATACTCTTTGCTGATCTTGCGTTGTATCTCTTGGTATCCAACAGGCATAGAATTAGGATTACTGAAAATGCTGTGATGAACTAAGAATGGTACTACACGGAAAGTGATTTTTCTAGCATAGTCTCCTACGATCGGATCGAAGTCTAATAGCTCTATCTGTACATCGAGCCGGAACCATTTAATATGTCCTTCGGGTGTTAATTTTTTAGGATCCATTGCATCTCGAGCATACTTAGAACTTAAGATTATTTGGTTTATTATCGATGTCAATGTCTGGCTCTGCGCAAACTGGAATGTACGTTTTTTAGGATCTATTGTCATCTTATCTCTATTGATTTTTCCGTTTTCTTCTACATCGCCGTGTTTTTTGAAAGCATAGTTTCCGCCTTGCGTTTGATCAAATCCTAGATCTGCATTTCCGATTACGTTGATAGATTCTGCAGGAGGTAACTGCGGTGTAGTTCCTTTCAACATCGACGGAACATATCTAGTATCTACTGTAGGATTTGTTATTTTTTCATTAGGGTCCTGCGTGGCACCTTTATCTGTTTCACCTTGATTGTATCGATAAAATACTGTAGAATCTTCAGGAAACTGTATATCATAGATATCCGCTACGCCTATCTGTCTTTCTACTACTAATTTTTCTTCGATTCGATTTAACACTGAGGCTAAACTTTCAGGTCCTGATCTTAAAATTTCTTCTACAGTACCTTTTTGTCCTGAAACTATTTTTAGATCATTATATGTGATGTTAGTTACATCTGAAAATCCTTGATGGCTGTAAGGTACTGCTTCTACTTTATAAACGCTTCCGCTTTCAGTAGTATTGAATCTAACCGTAACTATTTTCATAGTGAAAAACTTTGGTTTGATGCTGGTTATTAATTCTCCGGTTTCTTTGTATCCTTTAAAATCTAATCTTAACACATAGGGAGCATTATTCAAATAATTTGCGAATCCTGAATTTACCGCCGAGTTCTGGAGACTTTGTAAAAACTGTCCCATACTATAAGGTTCAAAAACTTCAAACTCGATTTTAAAAACATTAGAGTTTCCTGATTTAGCATTAGCCGCGATCGATGATCTTAGAGAAAAATCATTAACATAAAATTCAGGAGTTCCTGCGGCATTTTTGGCACGTTGGCTGTCAAATCTTCCGCCACTACTAAAAACTATATTTTTTAATTCAGATTCATTGTTCCGATAACTTCTAGGATCATTAAACTGTTCTTTGTTAAGACAGGCCATAGTCCATAATGGAGTGTAAGATGCGAATGCTTCGAGCGGATTAGGAATTATATTTTCTAAATTCTTTTTGATCGTGACCGGTTTATTTGGATCGGCGAATGATGTGCTTTTGCCGCTTTGTATTTCGTCAGTCGCTTTAGCAAATTGGTCTGCGGTTAATCTAGTTGCTTGACCTTTGGATAAATGGCTTGGAAAGGGAGATTTATTTAAAGTAGTGCCGTCTGGTTTTCTTTGAGCATTAAAGACCGAAGTTCCTATATCTCTAGCCATCTTATACTCCTAGAAACTTTTCCAAATTACTTCTTTTAGGAAGATAAATTGTCACTCCTGGCTCAAAATCATATATAGGATCTCTTAATACACTCATATTTCTTTGCACAAATACCCACCATAACTTAGCCGATCCATAAAGATCGTAAGCTAATAGATCTGGTCTGTGTTTGTATTGATTTTCTATGGTATATTGAAAATCATCAGATTCAGCAGGAACTGGTCGTATTTCTAGTAACTCGAGGTATGATTTATTCTGAGAAGTAGTTGCCCACGGACTTGTTTTTTTATAAACTGCCATTATAGATATCCTATTCCATCTGGATCCGCTGTAATTCCTCTAGCAAAGTCTTGTAGATTAAATTTACGTAATCTTTCTCTGCTGTACACCGGTACCACGGTGACCGAAATATCACTTAAAACAGGAACCCAAGTGCTGGTTCCAAATGTATTACATTTGACATAATTTACATCATTAGGTAAATCGACACTGAAACTTTTAATGATCACAGGAACTTTATCAAATACTGATGATCCGTATCCTGTAAGATTACAAACTAATGGAGGATTACCTGCATTTTCTCCCTGTCCGAAAAACATTTTAGTTGCGGTACGGAAGAATGTGGTCGCCGCTATCCAATATGCGGCATCTGTTTCTGTCTCTGCGGAGAATTGTCCAGCTATTGAGATATCATTTACTTGGCTATTTTTATAAGCATAATAAGGTTGGTTGCTATGTACTGTATCGATCTGAGAATAATTTGCAGAAGTAGCTACACTAACCGTAGGGAGATAAGGCCATACAACTCCGCCCGTATTTTCTAATAATTTAAACAGCGGACTGTCGAAAATATTCCATTGGCAGGTTATTCGTACTCGCCAATCGTCTTTGGCTCCTGGTTCTACTTTTATCGCTGAACCTGTCTGTTTAAAAAGCTCACCGCCTGCTGGAAGATTTGATCCTCTAACCAAACTTAAGAGATTATTAATATTGCCTGCGGCTTTTGAAACTGTTCCTGCGAAACTTGAAATACCGCTGGCTAATCCGCCGCCTGTGATTTTACTCAATGCTCCTTGGATGTCTGGAGTAAGACTGCTGGTCGATCCTGCTACGGTTTGCAAATTACCTATCCCGCCTGGGATGTTGCTCTGTACGGTATTGCTGATTCCGCCTAACGCAGAAGGTGCTCCACCTAATAATGCCTGTGCGTTCTGTGTAGCAGTATTGATATTAGGAATATTTGTTCCGCTAAGTCCGTTTAGACCGCTACCAATACCTCCTGATAGCTGATTAATTTTAGCATCTAATCCAGCTTTACCAAGAGGATTTTGCGTCAGCAGATTTCCTCCTAGGTTGGATGCTTGATTTAATGATTGCTGAGTCGATGTCAGCAATTTTGCCAAAGGATTTATCGATAATGCCATTTTGATTAAATTGTTTCCTATTAACTCTATTTATTCAGATAATAATGTGCTATTATAATAAGTAATAGGAGAACATATGAGCTTACCAAAACAGAAATATCTAAATAACAGAGACCTCTTAAAAGAGATCCATAGGTCTAAAAATACTTACTGTACCTACACAGACAAAGAGTATCAAGACTACGACATCATACTAAGCGATCTCGATCGTATCAACATACGTACCATAGCAGAAGCAAAACGCAATCGTGCGGCTAGATTAGCAAGAGCAAACTGGGAGGCCGCACAACGGGCATCACAGAAAAAATTAAGCCAAAAAGAGTTCGAGATAGACTATCGCAAAATGCAGAAAGAAGATTTAGTTTTCCGTATTATGACTTTTGATCACGTACCTAAAGCACCCGGTAGAAAAAAGACCGTAAAAACTGTAGCAGATGCACACGAACGCTGTAACTTTCCTCCATTCCAGCATTGGAAATTTGACGAGAAAGGTAACCTAATATTAGTAGGTAAAAGCCATTGGCGAGGCGATCTAGAAAAAGGCGAGTTTAACAAAGAGCACGGACAGATGACAGATAATCTAGCACGTATGTTCTTAAAGCTATGCGAACGCTATGCTACCCGTGGTAACGTTCGTGGATATACCTACAATGACGAAATGCGTGGACAAGCGATATTGCAATTAACACAGATTGGATTACAGTTTGATGAAAGCAAATCGGATAATCCTTTCGCTTACTATACCGCGGCAGTAACCAATTCATTCGTTAGGATCATTAATATAGAAAAACGCAACCAAAATATCAGAGATGACATTTTAGAAATCAATGGAATGACTCCTAGTTGGACTAGGCAGAATGCAGGTGGAGACACAGGCGAAAGCGGTGCTGTCACTGACATTGATCCTAAAAAAATCAATGACGAAGATTGACAATCTGTTGAAATCAGTGTATAATAGCACAAAAGGAGAATAGATGGCATTATTCAAGAAAGCCGCTTGCTTCACAGATATCCATTTTGGATTGAAGTCTGGCAGTAGGATACACAATCAGGACTGTGAAGAATTCGTGCAATGGTTCTGCGACACCGCCAAGGCACAAGGTTGTGAAACAGCGATATTCTTAGGCGATTGGCATCACAATCGTAGCACCACTGATGTATCCACTATGAACTATACCGTTAGCAATCTAGAGAAACTAAATGCTAACTTTGAAAAAGTATATTTCATCTTAGGCAATCACGATCTATTCTACAAAGACAAGCGTGAGATCAATTCCATAGAGTTTATGCGATTGTTTCCAAATGTCGTTCCGATCAAGGAGCCATTCACGGAAGGTGATGTGACATTCTTGCCGTGGTTAGTGGGTGAAGAATGGAAACAGGTTCCTAAGATTAAATCTAGATATGTGTTTGGACATTTTGAATTACCGTTATTCTATATGAACGCTATGGTACAGATGCCCGATCACGGTACATTACAAGGCGATCACTTTATTAATCAAGAGTATGTGTTCTCAGGACACTTCCATAAGCGACAGGCCAAAGGTAACATCACTTATATCGGTAATGCGTTTCCACACAATTACGCAGATGCAGGAGACGATGAACGAGGAATGATGATATTAGAGTGGGGTAGCAAGCCTGAATATCATACTTGGCCAGAGCAACCTGTATATCGTACCTATAAGTTAAGCCAAATCATAGACACTCCGGACGAGTTATTGAAACCTAAGATGCATTGTAGGGTTACTATCGATTTGCCTATCACATTCGAAGAGGCGAGTTTTATCAGAGAAAACTTTATGCCACAGTATGATCTACGTGAGCTGATGTTGATACCTGAAAAAGTAGAACTAGAATCAAATGCGGCTCCGGTAGAGCTACAGTTTGAAAGCGTTGATACTATCGTTATGAATCAGATCAACGCTATCGAAAGCGATGCCTATGACAAAAACTTATTATTGGATATCTACAAAGATCTATGATTAAAATAAAAAATCTTACAGTTAGAAACTTTATGAGCGTGGGCAATCAAACCCAGGCTATCGATTTTGACAAGGGACAGTTAACGTTAGTGCTTGGCGAAAACTTAGACCTCGGCGGTGATGACAGTGGCGCTAGGAATGGTACAGGTAAGACCACCATAATCAACGGATTGAGTTATGCAATATACGGCCAAGCACTAACAAATATCAAGAAAGACAACCTAGTTAATAAGATCAACAGCAAAGGAATGCTGGTAACAGTTACCTTTGAAAAAGATGGCGTTGAGTATCACGTTGAACGAGGACGCAAACCTAATGTATTAAAATTCAGTGTCAATGGTCAAGAGCAGGACGTGGAGGATCTAGACGAATCACAGGGCGATAGCCGAGAAACACAGAAAGCCATCGACGATATGATGGGTATGAGCCACGATATGTTCAAACATCTAGTAGCATTGAACACCTATACCGAACCGTTTCTAGCAATGAAACCTACAGAACAGCGCAACATTATCGAGCAACTGTTAGGTATTACTTTATTGAGTGAAAAATCTGAAGCGTTAAAAGAGCAGATGAAGATTACCCGAGATGCTATCTCTACAGAAAACACTAAATTAGAAACTATCAAAGCGTCCAACGAGAAAATCAAACAAAGCATAGAGTCTATAGAACGCAAACAGCGGATGTGGGATGAAAGCAAAGAGAAAACTATAGAAGATTTACTAAGAGCCAAAGAACTTTTGGCTAACATCGATATCGATAATGAAATTACAGCACAGAAACAACTAGTAGAATGGAACAAACAGAAACAAGAAAAGGATAATCTCGATGGTTTGATAGCGAGACAATCTACAGCGTTAGATAAAGAACAAAAAACATTAGATAGATTAGAAAAAGAACTGATTAGCCTGAAAGAACACAAGTGTCACGCCTGCGGACAGGATATACACGATGATAAACACGACGATATGGTTACAGAGAAACAAAATCAAGTCGATGAAAGTGCTGTGGCTGTCAAAGAAGCAGAAGAAGAAATCACAGCACTACAAGAAGCGTTAGAATTAGTAGGAGAGCTAGGTAACTGTCCTAAGGTGGAATACGATAGTCTAGAACAGGCGCTAGAGCACCGTAGCACGCTGAGCAAGTTGGATCAGGATATAGAGGTTAAGGAGAAGGAAGAAAACCCTTACACGGAGCAGATTAAAGAATTAGAAGAATCAGCGGTACAGGAACTAGATTTCACAGCATTAAATGACTTGACTAGGGTAAAAGAACACCAAGAGTTCTTGTATAAATTGCTTACAAACAAAGATTCGTTTGTTAGAAAGCGCATCATCGATCAGAACTTACAGTTCTTGAATCAGCGACTAACTTATTATCTCGCTAAGATAGGATTACCACATATAGTGGAGTTTAACAATGATTTAACAGTGATAATTACACAGTTAGGACAGGACTTAGACTTCGATAATCTAAGCCGTGGTGAGCGAAATAGGCTCATACTATCTATGAGTTGGGCTTTCCGTGATGTTTGGGAAAACCTATACCACTCAATAAACTTATTATTCATTGACGAACTAGTAGATTCGGGCATGGACGCCAGCGGTGTTGAATCAA